CTTGACATAATTGAAGGTATTTTAGAATTATTTAATTTTGATAATTCTTTTTCTGACAAGTATTCTAATTTATCAATGTCTTGTAATTTAGTCAATACATCATCTTTGTCTTTTGCAAAGTTAGGCATAACTTCTTTAAATTTATTGTTGTTTAAATATTCGTCTGTTATTTGATTCATTTCAACCTTTGTATAAGGACGAATATGACGATACTTAACCATTTCCATTAATTTAATCATTAAACTTCTCTGTTATGTCTTGTATTTTATGATAATTTTTACCCCAGGCAACTTTTACCGGATAAGTGTTGTTTTGTTCAATAGTTTGTTTAATTTTTTTTATAAAGTTTATTCCGTCTTCTTTATGAAAATCAAACAAAAATGAATCATAACTATACAAAACAATTTTTGTTTTTTTGTTTTCTAATATTGGAAGTAAATCATCTAATACTTTCATATTGTTTTCAGTTTCTAATAATTGAATACAATAATTAAATAATTTACTTTTATTAGTAAACCTAATATTTTTACCAATCTTTCTATTATAAATATCAGAAACCACAAAATTATTCTGTTTATACTCCTGCCATTTTTTATCAATGTATTGTTGAACTTTTGAGAAAAATGGTATTTCTTTTGCTATTTTGTAAGGTATTTCTCCATACAAATATTTAAACGAAAGTGATTTTGATTTTTGATAATCAACTCCATATTGTTTTGCAAGATATTCGTGAACTGAACCCTCTGGAAATTTATATCCTACTATTTCTGCGATTAATCGTAAGTGATATGCATCATAATCCATTTCAATCATACAACCCTCATCACCATAACGACTAATATATTTTTTTCTTGTTCCGTCAGATTTGTTTAGTGCTGCAAAATTAACACCACCAAAACGATTACTTGGTCTACCGGTTGAAGTATAGATATTATATTCTGAATATTGATATTCGTTATCGGTTGTGAATAATCCGTTGTGTTCTATTTTGGTTAGATTATTGATAACATTTTGATTATATTTTTGATTATTTTTATCATAATAATACAAATCTCTCATCTTTTTTACCAATTTTCTATTATATTCTAAATGTTTCATAATTGGTATGTATCTGTTGATATTTTTTAATTTAGAGAAATTTATATTGAAAAAATCGTGTGAATTTGTCGTTAAATTGTCTATGTAAAGTGGATTACCAGCTTCTAAATAAAATGTCAAATTGGTGTCATTTAACGAGTTTAACGATAGGATATGATTGAAAGATTTCCTATTATAAATATACTTATTTTCTTTGTTAATGTCAAGAGCTTTTTCAACAAAATTTACATTTAAATCGTTATCTTTTCGTTGTTCTGAGTGATTCAACACGATAATATTTTCTTGATTTGTTGATAACCATTTTACATACAACAACGATAATTCATTTTGTATTGGGTGCAGATTTTTATCACATAATGTTGGTATCAATACCATTTCACTATTGATGTGCTCATTTATAATATCTTGTAGTTGCTTTTTATTCTGAACTATCATATAACCTTTATTTACTTATAAATATAATACAAAAAACTCAAATTACAAAGTTTTTTTAAGAATAACCACCTCCACCTCCACCACCGGAAGAACCACCACTTGAACCACCTGACGAACCACCACTTGAACCACCACCATATGAAGTTGTTGTTGTTGTGGTTGTGGTTGTGGTTGTTGTTGTTGGTGCAGTTGGTGTTGTTGCTCCCTCTACTCTTTCTTGAACAAAACCCTCTAATTTTTCAATAACATCTTGTTTTGTTGCTTTTATTGGTCTAAAATATCGTAATGGTTGTAATATGTCTTTTAATCCAGGAAGTTGTTTATTTCTTGAATCAATTAATCGTTGGTTTCTTTCTTCAACATTGTTTCTTTCACCTTTGATAATAAAATTAATTTGAGTTTTGATATAATTTATTGTGTCTTTTTTAAAATCCTCACGACTAATTTCAAATACTTTAGCACTTGTATCGTTTGCTTGTTTTGCAAAATATAATGTAATTTCACCTTGTCTATAATCTATTTCAGTAGGAACATATCTTGATTCATACAAATAAGTTTGTCGTTCAGAACCTAATAGTTTTCTATAACGAACAAAAGACGGGTCATTTCCATCTGCTTTAAAAATCAATATAGAGTCGGTTTCGTGCTCTGCACTCGTCATATACCAATAACTTTTATCAGTTGTGATGTGTATATGATACGGGACTCCTGCTGATATTGGGTTATCATTCTCATCTACAAATTCTAAGTGCTCAGTCGTCCCTGCACTTTTAATTAAAGTTTCGGTATCTTGTGTTATTAAATTTATTAAATCTTTACTCATCTTCAACAAATCTCCACGCCATTCTAGCTTCTATTTGTGTAGTCCAACTTTCTGCACTACAATTTTGTGTTACTCCAGTTGTCCAAAAATGACAAGAAGTTTTTTCATTGGCAATATTATTAACTTTAAATTTTTTAGGTAAATATGAAGTTGTAAATATGTTTGAAGGATAAATACCGGCTATACCTGTTAAAGTTAATGTAGTGGTTAGTCCAATAAATCCATAATCTGACACTTTTAGTTTTGGTGTATCGTCTTCGTCTTCTTCTTGATATTGAACTTCATAGGTCATATTTTTAAAATATTCTGGTTTTAATCTTCCGTTTATATCGTAAGGTATTGGTAAATCTTGAAAAACTTTTGTAGCTTCTTCTAAATCTTTTTGTGGTTCTGTATCGTGAGCGTCTATTTGTTGTCTTATCTTTAAGGCTTCTTCAGCTTCTTTAGTATTATTACTACTTTTACCTTTCCATAAATTTATTGGCCAACTTTCATCACTACCAAGTTTACCAAACGCACGACCTGAAGAAAAATATCCAGTTATGTTATTTCCCCAACTTAAACCTTTAGCCGGTGAATCTTTGTATGCTGGTATTAGTCCGGTTTCAACATATGGATTATCACTTTTGTTCCCGTTAATATCGGTTTGAGAAAAATTCAACTGATGTTCTGCTGAAATATTTTTTTTATCAATAAATTGTGCTTGACTTGCTAAATTTTTAGACATTAAAACTTGAAATTGTGTGCTGGATAAATCGGTTGTTAATTCTTGTGATAAAACTATACTATCTTGTTGATGAACAGGAAATTCATATATTTTTTGATTTTCTTCCTTACTATTAATAATTGTATTAACTTTATCTGAATAGTCTTTTCCAGGTTTTCTTGGTTCTGCTCTATAAAGGTTAAAAAGTGTTTCATACCTAACAACTAAATGTGAGTTTAATTCTTGTGGTATGTTTTGACTTAATGAATTAAACAATACATTGAGTGTTTCTCCTAATGTAACAGCAGAAGTATTTCCGAAAATTGATTGTAAATGACCTATATTGATAAAAATATTTCTTAAATAACCAGAACCTCTTTCGGAATCATCAAAACTATCCTCTATATCAAATGGTCGAAGTTGTGAAGAAACTTGTTCTAATCCGATTAAAAATAAATACTTGTCTATTCCTGTTTCTCTTATTTCGTTTAAATTTCCTACGGTTGATTGACTATCTTTAATAATTTTTTTTAATTCTTCTATCCTCTCCGCTTTATCTTTGATTAAAAAAGTTTTTTCGTAATTTTCTCTATATTCTTTGTATTCTTCTACTAATTTTTTTTCTTTATCTGAACCTCTTTCTACATCATATTGTTTATAAACATCCTCATTTGGTGCAAAATAAAGTGCTTTACCTGCGGCTAAACGAGAGTCCGAAAGTATTTCAAAATCAATGTTGAATTTTCCTGGAAATAAAAATTGATTTATATCTGTTGTTTTAAATTTTTTATCACTTTCTAGTCTGACTGATTCAAAAAGGTCAGGTATTTCTTTATAATCTGTTCCGAATTTTTTATTGATTGTTGCTAAAGCTGTATCGGTATTAGCACTTCGAAGTAATATATTTGCTATTGTAGTTGAGTCTTCACTAGCAACGCCATATGTAGATAATGTTGTTAGTGAGTCTTTTTGTGAATCTGATGTTGCGTTGTTTACATCAACGATACTTCTAAATGAAGAAACAATGTCTCCTTTGGTATCTACAAGTGCAAAATATTTATTAATAACATTATCTTCAAACCAACCCCATTTAATCCAACATTCATTTGGGTCAATAGTTGTTTCATCAATCGTCTGACCTGGCTTTCTCCAAGTCCCTGGTTCAAACCTTGATTCTATATTTTCTGTAATTATAAAATTATCATTAAATTTAATATTTTTTGCTAGATTTTTAAAATTAATAGATTTATATTCATTATCTTCATCAAGTTCACCACCCTCGGCTGTTGATAAATTACTGAATATATTTGCGTTATATTTAGTTGTTTCTTCACCACCTATATCTTTATTTCCTATATTGTGTAAATCATTGATTTCAGTAGTAAACATAGAATATTGTAAATCATTTACATTAGACTTTAAACCTTTTTTAACTTCGTTTACATTTCGATTATCTTGTTCTAACACCGAGTCTAAAATATTAACACCTTGTGCTAATAATTCTGTTGTGCAATCAAAACCTCCGTCTTCTCGTAGTGTATAATTAAAAGCTTGAGTATAACCAATAATTGCGTCTAAATCACCTCGACCTCTTGTAATGACTTCTTCTTGTAATCTAGTAATTTCTGATTTATAATTATTAGGGTCATCACCAGTATAATTAACTTTTCCATCTTGATTTATAAGTGGATTTATTTTTTCATTTGTGGCCCAACCCCATTGAACAAAAACCCTTCTATTAAATGTCATAAATCTTTCAACTAATATTTCTAAATCCTTTAACGAATAACAAACAAAATTTACTGTAACTTTTCGGTTAAATTGTGTATTGTTGGTTGAAGTAAATTCTGATGTTAAATCTTTGATACCAGGTGCTGGTCTGTATTGAACTTTATCTTCTGAATTAAGATTTCTTGCATTATATAAATCTGTTCCAACATTTATGTTTGAATTATTTATACCGTTTTCTAAATTAGAAGAATACTCTTGGTTGGACAACATATAAAATCCTTTTGGAAAATTTTCATCAACTAATTTATCAGTTTCTACTGGTTCTCCATCTTTATAATACACTTGTTTGGTTTGTATTTCTTCTGATGACGCCATGATAATGTAAGGTGTTTTAACTATATTTTGTTGATATTTTTTTCTACTTTCTTCAGAAGAAGGTGAATAAATTGCAGAAGAACCTTGTCTACTTAAAATTTTTCTTTTTTCATTAAGTTTTTCTTGTATAATCGGATTTATTCTTGAAGGACTTGCCATTTTTATACTCCATTTATAGAATTAAATTCAGTAAGAATATCTTGAATTTGAGTTGGAATACGAAGTTGTCCTTTAAAATTGTTTGGGTATAATGAAGTAAAACCTTTTATTCCGTTTGCTTGTGCAATAATCCACCACAAAGAAGTGTCTTGATAATATTGATTTGCTAAATTTTCTAATCTATCACCATATTTAGGCGTAATGAATATATCTGAATTCTTAATAGGTATTTTAGGATAGATTGTATAAGAATATACTCTACCGAAATCTTTTTTAAATCTTACTCTTGTGTTTGTATATCTACTCATTAGTTTTCTCTCTTATTTGGATTTATCCACTCAAACCCACCATCTCTCTTACCAGGGCTTCTATCAGGTTGCACTCCTATTACTGGTGATGTTCCTCTTACTGGAAATGTTCCTGAGCCATCACCAGAATTATCAGACAACCAATTTAATTCAAAGTGTTTTCCTTTTGCGTTTGGTAAGTATTTTCCAATGTAAACAAATTCAGTAGAAACTTGGACATAATGTGGTAATTTTAAATTTTCTTCAAATTCCCAAGTTGTTCCGTCTTGTACGGTCATTGTTAAACTTGATAAATAACCAGGTGTGTTATTATACATATCACCAATAGTTAATTCACAAATTGGACTTACCATTGTGATTGGATTTATATCCGCTACTTGAGCTCCTGCATAGGGTGAATCTACCCAATTAGGATAACACAATCCAACTAAATAATTTAATTTTTCCCATATAACTGGTAGTTCTTGTCGTGTCATTGGATACACATCAAAAGTAAATGATAATGTTCTTTGAACTCCTTGATAAACATAAACACTTTCTGGTCTTCCAATATATCGTTCTGACGAATATTCAGGAGTTATCGTGTCGGTAATACTGGATAATATTGCATCAAATACAATAAATTTATCATTTAGAACATCTTTAAATCTAAATGGAATCAAACCTTCTGTTTTTTCTGGTTCAGTATTTCCATATGAAGTTAAATTAGTTCTGTTTACATTTGATGTTCCTTTATCACCTTTTACTGGTCCTTCAAAAGCTCTACTTATTTTTCTGTGTTCAGAACCTCTACTAATAATATCTTTTCCTTGATTACCATAGTTTCTAAATTTACCATAGGCTTTAGAACGATATTCTCTTAATTTTTGCTCTTGGTCTATGTTGGATAAATCTTCAATTGATTTAAAAGGGTCATCAGAAAAGTTTTTTATTGATTTTTTTATTGATTGAAAACCTTTGTTGATATTATTTAATTGATTTAAAAAAGGACGACCATAAAAAATAGCATCTGACTTAATGGTGTTTTCATATTTACTTTCAATCGGAATATCTAAAATACCAAATTTTTTTAGTCCTTTTAAAAGTGTATTTAATCCTGACGAAACTGGTATATTGTTTCTATTTTCATCACTTACGGTATCAGAAAGTTGTTCTCTATCTGGATTTGTATTGATATCAACATTACTTTCTAAATCAGTATCTCTTTTACCACTTTTTTGATAAGGGTTATTAGGGGTGTTTTCACCACGAAACTGATTTAATTTTGATTTCAAGTCTACTAATGCCATATTATGATAATTCCTTTATGTTTTTGTTAAGATTTTTTAATTCATTAGTTTGTTTTTTAGCTTCGTCTAACATTGGGTCTCCAGTTGCACCAACAGCACCGGCCATTGGCATTCCACCTCTTAATCCGGTTAATCTTTGTATGTCGGCTACACCTAATCCTAATTCACTTGCAAATATTCTTCTTAATTGTGGTGATAGGTCAGCAGTATTTCTTAATAGTCTGGCTAATTCTTCTTGAGCGGCTACCGTATCTCCTGCGGCATTTAAAGCAGTGAATCTTTCTAAACTTATTTGTCTTCCAAGTATTGTGGATAAAGTTTGTTCTTTATTGATTCGTTCCGTAATGTCTAGTAATCCGTCTCCTAATTCCACAATAGAACCAAACTCAACACCAACCTTTCTCGCAGCGGCAGCGGCTTTAATTAAGTTTTGTTCTCCTTTTCCAATAAATGATGCAAATAAATCAGCATTAGAAGCAAGTTCATCAATCAACACACCGGATGCTACACCTTGTGCTCTTGCTAGTGATGAAACTGATTCAACCAAGTCTAATGATAATTGTCTTGAACCATTTGTTAATGGATTAAACAATGATACTAAGTTTGCTACATTTTCTGCAGAAACACCAGTATCTCTTGATACTTTTGCCAAATCTACAGCAAATTTAGCACTTGCTACACTTACATCACCAAAGGTAGAGGCTATTGCATCAAATGAACTTCTAACTTGTTCTGCTGATAATGCAAAGAATTTAGCTCTAATGGTTTGGGTTTTTAATGCTGCGGCTATTTTTAAATTTGCTTTTACTCCACCACCAAATTCTTGACTTAATGCGTTGGCTTGTTTTACAAAATTTACAAGAACTGCTAAACCAATCAAAAGACCCGCGGCTATCCCACCACCAACCTTTCCTACTCTTTTAGATATTTTTTTGAATATATTTCTTGCTTTGTCTATGTTTTCTAAAAAGTCAACAAAACCAGGAAAGAATGATTTAAAGTCATTAAATGCTTCTTGTTGTGCTTTATTGTATTGTTGTGTTTTACTAACTAATTTTTCAGCATCTTTAATTCTTTGTTTATCACCAGATTCTATTGCTTCAGATAATCTTTTTTGAACTTCATCTAAATCTTTTTTCTTAAAAGCAAAACCTAGTGCTCTTTTTACATTATTTACTAAACCACCTCGTGTGTCTTCTTCTTCTTTAGCCAATTTATTTAACTCTAATTGTTTACTAACTGCACCTGCTAACTTTTCATTAACTGCTTTTTGTGCATCATCAACACTTCGAGTTCCGGCTTCTACATCTTTGATTATACTGCGAAACTCTGTTGCGTTAGCCGCGTTGAAAGCAATTTCATACTCTCCTTTTTTAACTCCTTGAAATTGAAGTCCTGATTTTTTAAATCCGTTTGCCATATTGTATTATTGATTGTTAAATAAAAATTGATTGATAACTAAAGACTTACTTGCCGTATTTTTTATCAAAAGCATCTAAAGAATCATAAAAGTCGTTTCTTGCTCTTTCTAAATTTTTTAAATTTTTAGCCACTCTTGGGTCTTTTTTTGCCATTTTATTAAGAATAGTTGGTCTAAGACCACGAGCTATATTATAAAAAATTTTATCAAGAATTGATTGTTTAGTTTTTTCTGTTATGTTTTTGTATTTAGGCATTGTATTCCTTTAATTTATTCAATAATAAATATCAAGAATTTAGATTTTTATTATTTAAATCCACCTTTTGATTTTTTCATTGCTTGTTCTTGTTGTTGTTTTTCTTGTTCGTATTGTTGAACTAAGCGTTTGTAGTAGAATCTACGAAGATAGACAGGTAAATCATATACCTCGTCAAAAGTGAAACCACCTTTTGCATAAAAGATGATTTGAAATATTTGTTCGTGTAAATCTTTTTTATAGTCGGGAGTCAGGCCAAAAAAACTGAGCAGTCATAGGAACTGCCACTTTCTCCTGTTCACCTCTACTATTTTTAACTTCAATTCTGAAATCTAAATCAGGACTTGTGTTTCCAACAAATTTTCTAAATTCAATTGAATCAACTGAAAGAAATTCATTGTCCACGAATTCATTAATGGATTTTCTATCTGTTTTTCCGTCAACTGATTTGATTAAGTATTTTAATCTTGTTGAATTTTCACGACTAATAGCTTCTGTATCGTCTTTGAATACCTTTTTAATAGCTTCAACTTCAATATCCATTTCTAGCTCGTCTTTATGTGTTGGAATAGAAAAGGTTAATATTCTTTCTGTTTTCGGTAGGGTAAACGAAAACGAGTTGATTCCTTTTTCATATTTTGAAAAATCATATTTTTGTGGAACTAATTTTGTTAAGTCTGCTGTTCCTTTAACTTGTTCTCCATATTCATCAATGAAAGAAAAGTCATAATTTTTACCATAAGCCAATACTCTTGCACCAACCAACACAGCGTTTTTATCACCAACTAGTAAATCGTTGTAATTAACTTTTTTATCAACGATTAATGATTCTAATAGTTTGTCTAATGCTTTTCCTTGTTGAATTAAGTTTGCAGATGTAAGAATATCTTCATCTCGTGCAGTCATATATCTCATTTCTATTTTACCACTTGACAATGGATTGTCTTCTGGATAGAAATGTCCCTTAGACGGTAAATCAATGATTTCCGTAGGAAATTTATTTTGTGTCATTATTACTCCTTTGTTTAAAACCTTTTAAATAACTATATTATTTTTTACCACCAAAGATTTTTTCAGCACCTGCGATACCAAAACAACCTAATGTGATAACGACAAATGAATTATAAATAAATTCTTGAATTACTAATTCATTACCGAATGCACCAGTAACCATATCAACAATACTTGTTATTGTCATTACTGCGAAAGACATAAAACCAATTATTGATTTTTCATTATATTCATTTTTATCTTTAAATATTTCACTAAATCCCATTTTTTATCTCCTAATTATTTTTAATATTTGATGGGTCTGGATATAACAAATATACAACACCACTACCACTTACTCTTGATAAACCGATTTCGTAAACTTCTTTTTCAGTAAATTCAGAAGCGGCTATTGTTTCTCCGTGTGGTGTAGACAACACGGTATCACCAGCTCCACCTGAACCAGAAACAAAAAATCCACTTGCTCCTTTTTCAGAACCTGTTGCATAAAAATCTTTTGCTGTTACTTTGACAATTTTACTAAATTTAGGTGTATAATCCATTTTTTATCCTTTAGAATTGTAGGATTGCGTAATCATATTTCAATGTTAATGCAATCTCAACTGGGTCTGATGTTGCATAATCCATAGCTCCAAAATTAGCAGCTTCAATGTAAGTTCCTTTTAAAGTCCACTCCTCAACAATATCTCCAACTGGTCCTAATAGATTAAATGTGATATCTCTTTTGTAGAAATCAGAATAACCTTGACGACCTGTTACTGACTCGTGGTGTTCTCTAACCCACTCCATTACTGATTGAGCGGCTGATGGAACTACTGGGTCATACAAAGTAATTTCTAATGGTTGCCATGCACCTTTACCTTTTACATACCTTTTAACATTTATGTGTTCTAACACCACTTCATCAAACTGAATAGAAGGTCTATTCATTGCTTTGATTGTGAAGGCTGGTATACCTTCAATATACATAATGAACCTATTCTGTGTTTTAGGTTCAAAAGGTGTAAACATAATTTCTGATGGGTCTAATAGTTCAGCCATTATAAATTCTCCGTGTTTATATTCAATAATAAATATAACGAAATGAAAAAAATGATTAAATATATTTGAATATGTTTTGAAAGTTTTTTGAAAGTTTTTAGATTAAAAAAAAACCCCACTAAAAAGTGGGGCTTTTTTTCTGTCATTAACTATTATTCAGGGAATGTAGCACCTGTTGGTTGAACTACAAAGTCTAATACGATAAACTCAGCTGTTCTTGTTGGTTGAATAAATATCTGTCCGACTAAACGATTTCTATCGATTTCGTCAGGAGTGTTATTTGTATCATCCATAACCACTCTAAATGCACTTAGACCACTATTTGACTGAACATCTTCTAAGAAAGGATTAACAACATTTAAGAAACGATTTCTTGTTGCTGTTGTGTTCTGTTCAAATACCAAGAAACGAGAAGTTGATGCGATAAATTTCTTTAATGAAATTAACAATCTTCTTACATTTACTCTATCTAATGCACTTGGTTTTCCTTGTAATGTTTTCTGACCAAACACCACTACACCCTGTCCAGGGAAAGTAGCGATTGGGTTAACTCTATTTTCATACAACTTATCTCTCTCACTATGAGTTAGTCTAGATTGTGCTTCAACAACATCTGCTAGACCACCACGATTTAGACCTGCTGGAGCGAACCATTCAAAGGCTACC